CGCTCGATGGCCTTCAGCCCCTCGCCCAGACGGAACCCGTAGCCCGGGTCCATCTGCAGGAAGTTCATCGGCGCCTCGGGCCCACCTCGCTGCAACGCCGCCAGCCGGTTGAAGAAGTCAGTGCCTGTTTCCAGAAACGGCTGTTGACGCGCAATCGACTCTTCGTAGATCTTCTGCTGCAGTTCGGTCGCGCGGTCGGACGCCGCGGCGGAAGTCGCGGCGGCTTTCTTTGCTGCGCTGGAAGAAGATTTTGCGCCCAGCAGCGACGCGGCTGCGGGGATGATGAAGTTCCACGGAAACCCCATGTTAGGTCACCTCGCGCCCGCTTGCGCGGATGTTGATTGCGGAGCCGGTGCCCGCGATTGTAGAGATGAACCCGCCCGGCGCGAGCACATGCCCGACCAACTCCGGGAACGTGTACGTCTCGCTGGCTTGCAGCGTCTTGGTCTTGACGGTCAAGTTGTCGTTGCCGGCGCTGCCGCTCGGGTTGACGAGGTTCACGCTGATCGTCGCCGCGCTGGCGCTGTAGTTCGTCGCGGTGAACTTGTCAATGATCGCCGTGACATTTGACGCGGTGTACTGCGTCGTCTGCGTAGACTCCGCAGTCTTGGCGGCGATCAGGACTTTGACAGATATGGCCATAGTAGCCCCTTACCCAATAAACATCACGGTGACGACGTAAGAGTCACCAAGCCGGTTCTTGACGTTCAGCTTGCCGCCCGTAAACCAGAGGTTTAGCTTGTTGTCAACGTCGGGGTTTGTGCCTGACGTTGACACCGAGAACACATCGCCCGATGCGGCGGCAATCTTGTGGATCTGGTTGCTTCCGGCAGCAAACAGGCCTTGCGAGGTGTACTCAAAGTTGACGGAGACAGCGAACAATCCGCGGCTTGAGTTGAAGAACCGCCGGTCAAACTCCGCAGTGGCGTCGTCTGCCAGCGATACCGACTGCACCGACGCGGCGCCGCCCGCAGCGCCAGCCTCGTCTGCCAGCGCCGCGCCGTGCAGCAACGGGGCCTTGTCAAGATCCGCGCCGACGTTGTACTTCTGCACGAACCCTTGATTGAACGATCCGCTGATCATGCCCGCGTAACCGACAGCAACGCCTAGTGTGTCGGTGACGAACGGCTTGGCGTTTGCCGGCGTCGTCAAGCCGTCAATGTTGAAGATGTTGGTCGCCACGATGTCGAAGTTCGTGTCGGTCCCATTGGTGGCCACCGCCGAGTACGTCAGCGCTGGTACGACGATGTTGTCCATGCGCAGCACGCCGTAAGTGGTGCCCTCGTACCCGACCTGCGCGACCCAACTGATCGGGTTTTTGTTGATGGAGACGTTGCTCAGGCTGACGAGCGGTTTGCTGGGTGTGGCAACACCAGCGCCCACGCGCGCGTCGAGGACGGTCGTGATGTTCGTCCCGACGCCAGCGCCGATGCTGCTCAGGACCTGGATCCCGCTGACGATGGCGCTGCCGGTGTCCTCGCTGTAGTCGGAACCCTGGAAAAACCCGACCAGCGTCAGCGCGCTTTGAATCGGAGAAGTTGCGCCGCCGTTGTATGGGCGGTAGATGAAAGTGCAGTCGGTGACAGTCCCGACACCAAGCTGGAAGTTCACCTCGGTCGAGCCACCGTAGGCCGTGTAGTCATCGTCACGGATGACGGTTTCGCCAATGACGCTGCCGATGGCCTGGATCTTCAACGCCCGCCCGCGGCAGTTGCGGTACGTGTTGTTCATCGAAGTTAGGACCGACTGCGCATACTGGCCGCTGGACGTGGACGGCAGCGGCGCGAAGAACTTAAACCCGTCCAGGTCGACGTTGTAGATAGACCCCAACGCGTCGTCCGACGTGACGTTGCTGTAGGCGTTGCCACTGTGGATGCAGTTGCGGACGAACTTGCTTGAGTCGTAGTGCTGCACCGTGATGCCGCTCGTGCCGTTGGTCCCCGGCGTGCCGGTGCCCGCTGCGCGGGTAATGTTGCGCACGTTGTTGTTCAGGATCTCAACGCGCTCAAAACCACCAGCGATGTAGGCGCCGTTGTTCCAGATGGACGCCGTGTGCATGCGGAAGTCAATCAGCGTGCAACCTTCCAGATAGCACGACGGCAGCGTGTTGCTGGACATAGCCGCAGTGTTTTCGATGCGGAATGCCCCGGGCACAAGGTTGTCGCCGTCAAACGTCAGGCCCCGCACCGCAAACGAGTAGCCCGCGCACTGCACGGTAAACAGCGGGCTGATAGACGCCGCGCCGGTGTAGACGAAGCGGCCCGGGCCGTAGATCTCAAGGTCGTTGGCGAGCGTAATCGAAATGACGCTTTGCAGCGAGTAGGTGCCGGGCGGCACGTAGATGCGGCGCGCGCCAGACGACAGCGCCGCGGAAACCCCAGAAGAGTCGTCGCCGCCTGTGCCCGACACGTTGAAGTCCTTGATACTGACTTCATCGCGCAGTTTGGCCTGCACCGTGCGCGGTTGCGCTCCGGTGCCAGCTTGCAAGAACCCGATCAGCGCCGAACCCCCGGACGCGGCCAGTTGCGCCAGTGTGGCCTGCCCTTCAACATTGTCCACCGTCCAGATATCAACATCGGTTGCGGTGGTCAGCCGCAACTTGTACGGCAAAGACCCAAGCCATACCGACGCCTCCCCGCGGCTGTCCAAGATGATCGGGTTGGCGTTGGCCGTGCCGCCCCCAGCGTCAGTGTAGGTGGCCTGCGGCGTGGTCGTCCCCGCAGCGTAGCTGTACAGCTTGCCGCCCACCAGCGGGGTGCCGTTGGCCGCGAAGAACTGCAGCTTGGGGGTTGGGGAGATGGATGCCATGCCCGTTCCTTAGACTAAGGTGGCCGAAATGCTGCTTACCGCAGAGCCAGTACCACCAGACATCGTAGGTATTCTAATGGTGTAGCCAATAAAATCAGTCTGATTTGTTGGCGCAAATGTAAGCCGCAGGGTGTAGTTGCCACCACTTGCCGCAGTCAGCGTCCCTTGCGTTGCCGTCACGCCTGTGGTGGTGAACGTGCTAAAGGTTGCGCTGCCCGCGGTGTTCGTGGCGTATGCCCAGCCAAAAGCGCCGCCGGAAGTGTTGGCCCACTGCCGGCAGGCAATCGCTACCTCGACCAGCCCGATGACGTTGTTGGAGCCCCAGTTGTTCCAAACGATGTCAACGCGAAGGCTTTGAGTGTACGGCGATCCAACCGCCGTGTCTCCCGCAAAGATGACGCAGTCCCCTACGAGTTGAGCTTGGCCGCCAGTCAGCGTCGGGGTAGTTTTCGCGCCGACTTTAAGGCTAGTGCCGTCAAACGACAAGTTTGCGCTGCTTTGAAACGCAGACGTACCGTTTCCGTACGGGATGCGGTTGGCGGGCAGCGTAGTAAGGCCCGTGCCGCCATTGCCGACCGCCAAAGTGCCGGTGATGTGCGTAGTCAGGCCCACTTTACCCCAAGACGGAGCCACACCAACGCCGCCTGAAATCAGCACGTTGCCCGTAGCCACCCCAGCCAATTTCGATAGTGCTGTGGATGAGCTTGCGTAAAGAATGTCCCCGGTCGTGTAAGACGACTGCCCGGTCCCACCTCGCGTTGCCGCCAGCACCCCCGTCCAACCAAGCGTCAAAGACGCGGCGTTGACGAGCGCGGTGGTTGCGCTGCCTCCCAGCGTCAGCGTGACGTTGGTGTCGTCTACCTTTGTCAGCGCCGCGCCGCTAACCCATTCCGGGGCCGTAGCGCCTGAGTTGACCTTTAGAACTTGCCCGGCGGTGCCAATTGGCAGGAAGGTCGTTGTGCTGGCCGCCGTCTGGTAGGGCACCGACCCCGCCGCACCGCCCGCAAGGTTGGTCGCCGTGCCAATTGAAATCGCTGTTGGCGCGACGTTCTTCCAGTAGCCGGCCACCGCGTCGTACTGAATCAAGTCCTTGTCCGCAAGCGCGCTGAACTGCACGTTGCTGTCGGTGCCGCCAAGCACCGACCCTTGCACGATGCGAATGTGCATGGACCCCGAGCCGCCCGAGCCGGCGCTGATCACCTCGCCGATGTACGACTTCTGGTTGGGCGCTGACGGCTTGACCTTGGTCATGCTGCCTACATACGCTGGGTTGTAGTACAGCGGGTCGCCGTCCGCCCACGTCTCGCCCACACTGCTGCCGGTCGTATTGAACCCGCGCAAGTCGCCGCTGATCTGAATCAACCCAAAGCCATTCAACGCAATCGACTCAGCGGCCACCCCGACGATCTGGTTGGGGTCCGCCAAACCGATAGGTGTAGGGGCCGCAGTGATGACGCCCGAAGAACCGACAGAGCCGGTGTGATAACAAAGTTGGCCCTTGGTGATGGTGGCCGACGCCTTGACGTAAACAAACTCCGTCTCCCCCACACGCTGGAGCACGTTGGCCGTCATCTGGATGTTAAGCGTCGTGCCGCCATCCCACGCCATAGTACCCACGTCCGTAGGCACGGACTGCGGTGTGGTGTCAAACGTCAGCCACGGCACATTGGCTTGCTGCAGCGCAGCCATCGTGCCAAGCTCTTGTCGCGGTAGCGTGTCCAGCCGCATCGCAATCGCGTCCAGCAGCGGCTGCATTTGCTCGACAACAGAGACCGGCTGCGTCTGCAAGTCTTGCGTCGCCTGCTGCAGCGCGGCCTCAAGAGATGCGACCAACGATACGGCGTCAGGGCCGATTCCGCTGTCAGCCACAGTTTCAGCCGTCTGAAACAGGCTCAGGAAGAACATGTACCACGCACGGTCGATCAGCCCCGTGCGGGGGTCGATCAGCGGCACCCGCGGCGGGGTGATCGGCGTGGGCGCGGAAGTAGCCATTACGCCGCTGTTGGGCTGATGATGAGTTCAGCCCCCATGATGGCGACCTTGACCGGGTCGGTGCCGCTGATCTCATACACCCGGTCGCGCAGTTTGAGCGTCATGCCCAGCCGGCGCCAGAACACGCGGCGGTAGTGCTCACCGATCTTGCCCATGCCGGCCCAGTGCTCGTTCGACCACGTATGACCGCCGTCGTCGCTCCAGCGCAGCATGATCTGGGGGTCGCTGCCCTGGCCGGTGTTCAGCCCCACGCCCGACTCGCAATCCAGTTGCAGGCTGTGGTGCGTGGTTCGCTTCAGGCTGTTTTGACCCGTGGGTAGCGCCCGCCACGAGCGCAGCCAGCGCTGAATCTGGCCGTCGTCAGCGTACACGTCGGGGTCAAACGCATAGATCTTGCCGTTCTCGTAGTCGCCGATGACGACTTCACCATTGAACAGCATCTGGCAGTTGCCGCGGTGGCGCGTGAACGCGCCGTTGGCCCACCCGGCGCGCTCATGCCATGCGTTGGTGGCCACGTCGTACACCCAGGTCGTGTTGGCGCTCGGGAATACGAGTACATAGAACGAGTGCCCGTCTTGCTGGTAAGTGTAGCCAATCGCGTCGGACAGGTTGCCGTACTGCTGAATGTGCCACTCAACCGCGTGCGTGCTGATGCGCTGGCCGGTGTAGCCGTTGGCCCTGTAAACAATGCCCCGGCCGCGGGCGTCCTGCCCAAGCCAGAACACGCCGTTGTCCATCTTGGCGACGCTGAACGCGGCGACGCAGCCCAGTTCGTTATAGGCACCTTGGATGCGCTGCAATGGAAAGTCTGAGTTGCCAGTGTCGTACCAGACTTCAATGCTGTTGCTGCCAAACACCCAGATTTCGCGAAAGTTGGATAGAATGGCCACCACACCATCGGGGTTGCCCTCGGCGCTTTTGACATCCGCGCCGTCAATGTCGGTGCCATCTAGCAGCGCCGTAACCCAGATGCGCTGGCTGTTCGGCTCACTAAAAACAAAGTAGCCGTCAAGATAGCCGACCGTCACCGCGCCAGGGAAGTCTGAATCGGTAATCGGGCCAAAGGTGTCTGTTGTATTGTTGTAGATGTAGCTTGGCCCGTTGGCCGCCACAAACAACTGCGTGCCGTTATCGGCCATGCTCACCGGCCCCACGCCAGCAACTGCGCCTATGGCAGTTGGGTTCCAGTTGGTGTCCAACTTATATAGAGTACCACCAGAAACCACGAACGCGATGGTAGGGTCGGCCTGAAACGCCCACAGCCCGCGGATGGGGCCGGTGCCGATGGTGTTGAGCAGCCGCAGGCCGGGCGCGCGCTGCAGGAACGCAGGCTCCTTGCCGCCCTGGGGGATGATCTCTGGTATGAGGTTGATCATCCGGTTGTCCGCAGCGTTGACGCTGCGAACAACGTAGGACGACCCGAGAATCGGCGTTTTCACGATCAGTAGTTGCCTGCGTACACGTTGAAGCGCTTGCGCGTAGCAATCAACGAGTACGGCATTGACATCAGATCGTCAGGGTTGTTGATGCGCTTGAGGTTGCGCTTGGCCGTCATGGCGATGCGCCTGACCTGCGGAGACGGCTCCACGCCGAACTCAGGTGCCATCTCCATCGCAAGGTTGTAGACGAACGCCCGCAGGTAGCCCGGCGGGAACGTCAGCGCGGTGGCCAGCGTCGCGGGTTGCGACAGTTCGTCCACGCTGATGAAGTGCCACTCCAGATCGCGGATCGGCACCGGGTAGACGTACATCTCGATGTCCGGGTACGTCATGTTGACCCAGATCACCTGAGGGTACGTCGAGGTCACGGTCTTGACCGCGATGCCGTCGTACTGCTGCTGATTGATGATCTTGATGCCGTAGCTGACGTTCGTCCCGGCGTCGCGGAAGTACGTCGCATCGTCCAGCATGATCGGCCGGTTGCCGACGAAGTTGCCGCTGGGCCCCAGCGTGCGGCTGATTGAGCCCGCCGGCCAAGTGAACACCTGATCCTGCGTGGAGAACACCGACAGCCGTTCGGTGTTCCACGACTCAATCATCTGGTTCAGAGCCGTCAGCGCGTCCTGCGAAACGGCAGCAGAGGGCGTCTCGCCCTCTGCCAGTACGCCGAGCAGCCGAAGCGCCCGGTTGATCTGATCACCCGCCGTGGTCGTCATGCTCCGGCTCCCTGCGAACTCGCCCGCGCCTGCGCATCTCGTTCACAACGGGAGCCGACTCAACTGCCTGGGGCGCAGGTTCGGCTGGCGCAGGCGCGGCCGGATCAAAACGCTCCCAGCCGATGCGCTCATCATACTCTGCCTCAAGATCCATCGAGGCAATCTTGACGCCGTGGTGGGGGTGGCGGAGATAGATGAGCGCCACGGCTTAGGCGACCGTGAAGGTCAGGCTGTACACGGGGAACGTGACCGTGTTGGCCAGCGTGCCGCTCACCGTCGCGCGGATGCGCAGACGGTCACCAGCCGCCACGACCAGATTGGCCGCGGTGCCGTTGAGCGTCAGCGAACGCAGCGCGTTGGCCGTCAGCGCCGCGCCACCAGTGGACTTGGTGGTGTTGGCGTCGGTGGCCGCCAGCATGGCCGCCGTGCCTGCGCCCGTCGTGCCGAGGTTGGCGATGCTGAAGGTGATGAAGTTCGTGTCGTTGGCCGTGAGAGCGTCCACACCGGAGAACCGCGCCGCCGACAGAACACCGGCCGCCGGCACGACAACGAACACGTCGTTGGTGCCGCCAGTCGTGGTGGCGATGGTCGCACCCTGCTGGGACATGGAGAACCCAGTTTGGATGTTGGAGTTGACGCGGGTCGTGGAGTCCAGCGTGCCGCCGGTCATCGTCGTGCCCGAGGTCAGTTCCGGGTCGGAGAACGCCACGCCGACAGGCTTGGTATTCGGCATACCGATTCCTTTCAGGTTAGGGGGCCGAAGCCCCCTGGTTCATCAGGCGATCCGATAGATCGTGAACGCCGCGTCGCCCGTCTTGCGGAAGCGGAAGATGCCCGACGTGTTGTTCGTTTTCGTCAGCGCATCCTGGATAACATCGTTGCCGACCAGCGTGTTGCCGGTGCCAGCGCCGAACGTCACGTCGTTACCGGCGTCGTCGCCGATGTTGATGAACGCGCAGTCAAAGGTGGAGCCCACCTTCAGGCTGGGGAACGCCGCGTCCAGCAGCGCGCCGGTCGGGAACGTGTACGTGCCCGCGCTGGTGCTGCCGGAATCCATCGTGCAGACGCCCGTGGCCAGATTGGCCGCGGTGATCGTCACGGTGGCGCCGGTCAGGGCGGCCGGAGCGTCGGAGTTGTAGAACTTCAGTTGACCCAGGTTGCCATCACCAACCTGATAGGCGTCAGCGCCATTCGGGAGTGCCATCTTGATTCCTTTCGATGTTCAGTGAAGGGGGCCGTAGCCCCCTGCTTCGATCAGCCCCAGAGGCGGCAGGCCATCTGCGGACGAATCACGCCGTAGCCGTAGAGCACGTCGACACGGCACGGCAGGCGGTCGTTGTTGATGTCGTACTGGCGCACGATCCGCAGACTGATGCCGTTGTGGACCGCCCGCGAGGCCATGTCCACGCCTTGCGGCAGCAGCAGGTCCGCGCTGGCGAACGTGATCGCGTCCTTGTGGTACACGAGGTTCTGCGGGTACTGCGTGGACGCAGCGCCGAGGAACGTCACCGCCGCAAGGTTCTGCGGGAACGAGTCCACGGTCGCCAGCGCGTGCGAGGCGGTGTAGATCGCGGGGAAGATCTCCACGTCCGTGAACTTGCTGGCAGCGGCGGTGTTGGCCTTGGTGACCACGAACTGCTGCAGCGAGCCGGTGGACTCACGGGTCTGCGGGTTCACGGCGAACACGTTGGCGATGGTGAAGACATCACCGACAGCCAGCGTGTTGCCGGTCGTGCCGTTCAGCGTGATCTTCGCCGTGCCCTGCGTGGACATCGTGCCGTCCACCGTGATCGTGCCGGTGCGCGACCCCGTGGTGAACTGCTTGATGGACTGCGACATGTTGACCTCGTCGTAGCCCAGCACGCCCGTGCCCATCATGCCGTTCTTGAACTGCTTGCTGATGGTGTCGGTCGGGTTGAACAGGCCCTTCATGCCCTCGACCAGCGCGGCGTTGGCGGCCGGGTTGACCGTCGCGTAGCGCGGCGACATCACAGCGGCGTTCTCGTTCAGCTTCTGCTGCGCCTGCAGCAGAACGAGCGAGGTGGCCGGCGTGGTGCCGGGCGTGCCGACCGAGTTGCCGATGCCCTTGAACGCATTGGCCACGTCGGCGTCGATGCTGGCGGCCAGTTGCGAGATACGCGGCTTGAGCACGCGCTCTGCGAAGTCGTCCAGTTGCAGGGTCAGTTCGGCGGTCGTGAAGTTGACGCCGACGTGCTTCTGCGAGGCGACCGCCAGGGTCGTGAACTGCTCGTTGTCGTCCTGCACTTGCAGGGCGGCGCCGTCCGTCACCAGCGCGCGATCCGGCAGGCGGATACGCAGCGTGGAGCCGATCTTGGCGCCTTCGACGGCGAACGAGTCGTCGTACTGGCGGTTGATGTTGCGGGTCAGAACGAGGTTGTTCTCCAGGATCTCCAGGGCCTTCCTGGTGATCATGTCGATGGTAAGCAGCGAATTGCTCACGGTGTACCTTTCAGCGGTTGAGTGAAGTCTGCATCTTGCGAATCTGCCGTTGCCGTTCGGCTTCGATCCATTCCGACGTACTCATGGTCTTCGTAGAACGAGGATCAGTCGTATCGTAAGCGACGGTCGCTGCGCGATTGGTGACGGGCGTGATTGGCGTAGGTGCGGACGAAGCCTTCTTGGTCGGGGCCGGATTCGCTGCCATCTTGGCTTCGATCCGACCGATTTCCTTGGCCTGCATGAGAGGCGGCATGCGGGAGATACGTTCGGCCTCTTTCGGATTGCTGCCCAGCCAGTAAGCCAGATCAGGTCCGACATCGGACGCCCGGATCGTCTCGGCCATCACGTCCGTGATCGGCAGCTTCGGGTTGTAGGCGACTTGTTCAAAGTCGTCGTACCGATCCCGCGCTTCCTCTTCACGTTGGTGGTAGGCCTCCTGCAGTTCAGCCTGCTGGCGCTGGATCTCCCGCTGTTGGAGCAGTTCTTCGGCCTTACGAACCGCCAACACTTCCGCGTAGGCTTCCGGGGATTCGAACTGATCAACCGAGGGGACTTCCGCCGGCTTTCGGGGCGTTTCCGCCACCTTGGCTTGCTGCTGACGTTCCCACTTGCGCTGTTCCCTTGCAAGCCGCTTGCTGATCATCTCGTCGATCTCAGCCTGCGTGTACGTTTTCTCCGCAGGCTTGGTATCTTCGGGACTTGCAGCGACTTCCGGCGCGTCTTGAGCGATCTCCGGGGTGGCCGTCACCTCGGGCGCTGGCGCGGAGTCTACTTCCGCTGAGGGTACTTGTTCGGTCATGGTTGCTCGTAAGAGCCCTGGTCTACCCGGCCAGTAAGGTTTTGCGGAATATACGTCTGATTGTCAGACGATGTCAAGGGCCCTGTTTGATCAGCCGGCCGACCATGATGGCGAGCCCCATCAGCGCGGTCAGCGTGCTCTGGCTGAGGCCGAAAAGCGCAAGGATGGCCGCTTGGGTATCAATCGGCAGCGTGGCCCAGACGACCAGCACTGCGGCGAACCACATGCTCAACCACTTCCAGGCTTCTTTCCAGTCGCGCACCAGCACGGCATCAACGAAATTGCGCAGCAGGTTCATGATCCACTCCTGATGTTGGCCTTGACCGATTCCCAGATCGTAAAGGCAAGAAACACTGCGGCGGCCCACAGGCCCATCGTGAGGAACTTGCCCACGACTTCCGACTTGAGTTTATCCCACCCCGTGGCGTTGCGGATGGCCTTTTCGTGCGCGAGTCTGTGCCCGTGCGGGTCGCCGTTTGGGAACGCGCTGGCAAACGTCTGCGTGAGCCGGTCGAAGCCGCTGTCGAGATGCTCCATGACCCGCAGTTCGTGCCTCTCCAGCGCCTCGCTGATCAGCACCTTCACCCGGTCCTCGGTCAGATCGCTCACGATGCCCTCGCATGGGTACAGTTGCGCGCGCCGTGCGGGTGCCAGACGCATTCCTTCGGCTTACGCCGACGGACGGTGAGCTTGAACCGCAAGACGAGAGGCAGGACAGCCACGATGTCGTCATCCTGGCTAAAGCGAGCCCGGCTCTGGGGCCGGGGTTAGTGCGGGTTCGGCGGGGGCATCCATCGGCGTCCTCACCATCTGCACGCCCATGCGGGACATGGCGACGAATGCCTCTTGGTCGCTGCAGTCGCCGCGCGAGAACAGCGCCTCGACCTCCTGCTCCGTGACCTCGACGTCAACCTCCGCGCAGCGCTCCACGACGATGTCAGGGCGGCCAGGGTAGTAGCTCGTCTGCACCCACTGGCCTGGGGCTTGCGGGTCGGCCTGCTGCCACGTCCACTCAGCACACGGGGCCATCATGGCGAATGCATCGGACACGCCGCCCGAGGTGATGTAGTGGCTGGCCGGCTCGTCGCCGGTCACGGACAAGGGCGTGCGCCACAGGTGGCTGTAGTTCAGCGGGTCGATGCCCTGACAGATTCTGCGCGCCTCGGGGGCGTCGGCGGCGGGGAGGATTAGGGTTCGCAATTTCGTCATGGCTTACCCCGGTCAGTAGGCGGCCGTCTTCCCGTTGACCCACGCTTCCGTCGCTGCGATTTCACTGGCGCTGGATGCGGCTCCGCGGACGATGAGCGAATAAATCCGGCCGTTGAGGGGGGATGAGGTATTGTTGCGGCGGCCGATGAAAACAGCCGCGTTTGCGTAGTTACCAGATCCTTGGTTATTTCCAGAAAAGTTTGTTGCAACACCGTTGACGCGCGCAGTTAGCTGGTCTGCGGAAATATCGGCCACCAATCCGACGATGTTGGTAATTGGCGCCGCAACAGTAACGCCCCCATTCACCGAGGCAAACGCGGTTCCTGCGGACCTGAACAAGTAGTTGGCGGCGCCAGCACTCCCCGGCCCGTTAATCGCAAACGATCCTGCAACTGATGTGGGATCTGTCGTCAACTCAACAACAGCGCCCGCAGCAGCATCACTCAGCTTCGTAACCCCCGCAAACACCGTCATCTTGTCGGTCGCGGAGAAATCAATCGCCGCGGTGGACATCGACCACGTACTGCCGTTGAACTCCAGATACGGCAAAAACCCCGCAGTGTCGTAGTCCGTCGCGGCGGCTACGCGCTGGTACGCGGGCATGTTCAAGGCGTCGTTGGTGAATC